GGCGCATAAGGCAAATAGGGTAGAACGAAGCGAACCATATACCAGCAGCGCGCCCGAGACGCCGGCAAGAGGCTGCGGCGAGGCCGGAATCAATCCATAGAATAAGGCGGATAGCAAGGAACCGGCATAAATGAACAGGAATGAGAACAGGCCTCTGCCTGTGTCCACGTAGCGGCCTTTGCGGCCGCTTTTCTTGCTTTTGGACAATACCCGGAAGAAGGTGATCAGTTCAAAGAGCAGAAGGAATACAGCCACAGCCGCATACGCAGCCAAGGCATAATTCTTCTGTGCCACGGCGGTGGCAATGCTTCCAAACGCGCCGTAGTTCTTCCAGAAGTTGACAGCCAGTAGGCAGAAAATAATGGCAATGAGTATCAAGGTCGCGGCACGCAGAATTAGATTGGCGATCTTAAAGGCCGCCTTGCCTCCGGCTTTGGCAGTTTTGGACACCGGAGAAAGGAGGTTTGGCATCTTTCTCCTTTTCTTTTTCTTCTTTTTGCTTTCGGCGCGCTGGCCTTTCTTCGACCTCCGTCTGGAACCATCATCGTCATAGTCGTCATCATAATCATAGTCGTCATCATAATCATAGTCGTCATAATCATAGTCATCATCATAATCATTGTTGTGATCGCTAAAACGATCATTGCGATTATTTCCTTGGGGCTTCCGGCTATGATAAGAGGTTTCATATTCTTTATCCAGATCGGCCAGCTTCTGAAGCACGTCCTCATAATCATCATGGTTCTCTTCGGGCAGATCAGGGAGATCGCCTTCATAAATGACCTCGAAATCATCATCGAAAAAGTCTTTTTTATTTATACTCATGTTATCCCTCCTTGTGAAACGCTTTCTATTTTATTATGTTTATCAGAAAGACTCAAGGGATATCACAGAATGTTCAGGAAGACATAAGGTTTTCTTAAATTAATTGATGTTTTTTAATATAATAGTTATAAATTGAATTATTAGAAGTGTTGTTTTTACAGTATTTTAAAAGAAATATGTAATATTAAAATAAATCAAGTTTGTACTACTAGTATCACGCTAGTATCATGGAATCCAGACTTTTTCTACAGCATTACGCAGTTCTTCAATGTCCTTGTGCGTGTATAGCCGTTCATTAATACCATCACCGGCATGCCCCATTATTTTTAATTTGCATACCCTATTGACATTTGCCGAATCAAGGAGAGAATTAAAGGTATGCCGGCAATCATGTGGAGTGTGCTTCTCGCGGATGCCGCATGATTTTAATGCTTGCTCAAAATATACCCGATACTTGGCCTTGGTGATGGAAACGTTGAAATCATGCAATATCAAACTTGGAAATCCTGCGTCGTACCTTTTTTTGACGAAATCATAGATGATTGGATGAATCGGCACGATGCGATTTTTACCGGCATCTGTTTTCATACCGCCAAAAAATGTACGATTATTAAGATTAATGTTTTCCATAGGCATAGAAGTAAGTTCTGTTATACGCCATCCGCTATAGCAATATATTAGAATGGTATCAGCAAACGGTACGTCAAACCTATGATTCCATAGTTTTTTGATGTCATCATGAGTTAATGGAACCGCTGGTTCGTCATCTTCGTCTTTGGTCATTTGAAGAAATTGCGAATAATCCTTAGAAACAATGTCGAATTCTAACGCATATTTTCCCATTGATTTTAGCAGAAGGCTGACATATTCTGTGCATGCATGTGAGGTTGCGGGATCGTCAAGTATCTCTTGCATTTCGGGGGTTCGGATATCTGAATACCGGATATCGTGTAGATTACAGCATCGCTTAAAAGCGGCTCTATAGTTATACTCAGATCCACTCTTCATTCCTTTGCGGTCGGGATCCGCCTTAAATTTCCGAACATACCACTTGTGATATACCTCTTTGAAGGTCAGATCTCTGAGGTTGATGTCATAGGGATTTCTGTTATAGTCGGCTAACGCAATGTCGGCTAGAACTTTGTCGGAGAAATTGCCAAGAACATCAAAGACAGGATAGCCACGATCATCAAGGCGTGTGTTTACGCGCACCTGATACGGCTTTTTCCGGTTGCCGGATAGTTTGACAACAGTACCAGAGCCGTTAGGACGGCGTCTACGACCTTTTCTAGAGGGCCTGGATGGAATAGGATTAATAGATGTATCTTGAAGTGGAATACCGCAATGAGGGCATATGATTGCCTTGTTGGATATGGAGCCAGAACATTCGGGGCATGTAATAAGTGACATAACACTAACCTCCTTGTAAAATATATAAAAATAGCACATAATGGTGCAAAAAGAGGAGGGATGTGGTACAATATTTATGACATTTTGTTGTACCTACGGGGTATCCTCTTTTTTGATGCCATAGTAGGAATAGGCGTCCTTGTTGAGAGCAAGGGCGTCTTATTTTTTATAATCTTGAATGAAATTAGAAAACTTATATTTTATGTACTCATCAAGAGCAGTTTTAGCAAATGTTTTTTTTAGGCGCTTACTTTTACGAAGCGCATATTTAAAAGGAATTTGGCATACCTTAGAAACTTCTCCTGGAGAAGAAATCTTACATTCATATAGCACTGGGTCAGGAGCCAAAAAATAGGAAGCAAATTCTTCGAGATATTCATTGTCTGGATTAATTACAAAAATATCATCTATAGGAACCAGATCAAGTTCGACAGCAGCAATAAGGGACGCGATAATCCAAGTTACTAACTCATTAGAAATATCTTTATTATAAAAAATGGTATATTTATTAAGGCCTGAATCATAATAGATGGAACCTTGCCCACCAAGAACGTGAAGGCACTCTTCAATATCTGTATTCGAAAAATACGCTAGTTTCTGGATGCTCATAATCATATAATATTTGCTACTCAGCAAATATTCTAATACTTTCTCGTTTGCTGGGAGAGAAGTCAAATTGTATTTTTCAATTGCCGTGTAAGCCGATGCTCTTATTAGGTTTTTTTCTTCGGCAGTTATCGTTTCTTTTTCGCTTTTAATAAAAAACAAAGTCTATCACTCCAATATGTTAGAATCCTTTATGATTCTAACATATTGGATATAAAACAAATCATGGTAATATTTACCAAGAAACTACCCTGTCTGAAGTTCGGAATTATTTTTTTCTTCTTCTAGAATCTTTCTACCAACTTGAAGAGCGAGCATTTCGTCTAATGATATTTTATTTGACTGCGGATCCGTGATTTTATCAATCACTCGGCCAAGGCATTCAGTATCTTCGGTAATAGGGATATCATCGTATTTATCATTTATCGAAACTAATGTCTTATTTCCAAGTTTTTTCACGTATGACTGGCCATCAACAATAAAAATGCCAATATCGCCCTCATCGATATTATTCGCAGGCTCTACAAGCAGGATGTCGCTATCTTTATATAATGGCTCCATGCTGTCCCCATTAACCCCTATTGCATATTTAGCCTTGCTATATTCAGGAATGTCAGGGATTTCAATAAGATCAACAGGGACATCATCAAATACAATCTGACCAGTACCTGCACTGGCAAGACGCTGATAAAATTGGATCAAGCGTCCTGAAGGATTGGAAATGGCAGCAGGATGATTTTGAGAAATACTACGTTTATATTCTGCATCTAATAGAAAATCAATTATAGATTTTCCGTGTTCATCAAGAGCGCGGTATTTTTTTATATAAGCATATTCTATTGATTTTAGTTGATAAGAATGTAATATATCTTTCTCATCAGTTAGGCCCATTAAGTAGTCGATAGATACATCTAACTTTTTAGAAAAGAGAATTAAAAAATCAGATGCTGGCTCTCGACTTCCGGTTTCGTATCCATTATAAGTTGTATATTTTACACCTAGATATGAGGCAAAGTCTTTTTTATTCATACCTCTATTTTCGCGGATTTCTTTTAATTTATCACTAATCAATTTCGGCACCTCCCTTTATGAAAATAGTATTACATATTTTACATGTTGTCAACGAAAAAATTACTCAAAACGAGTAAAAATATTCAAAATGAGTATTGACAGATTTGCAAAATGAGAATATAGTATAATTACAAATTTGCAAAATGAGTAATGGAGGTGAACATATG